TGGTTGAAGAACAATACAAAACGGGAGAATAATATGGCTGAAGATGTAAAAAGTTACCATCCTGCTGACACAAATGGTGATGGCAAGGTAACTAAAGCTGAACATGAAATGTACATGGAATTTAAAAGAAAAGAATTAGAAGATGCAGATGCAATGCGTGATGCACAACGCAAAATGGCATGGTTTGCATTATTTGGTATGTTACTCTATCCATTCGCGGTAGTGTTAGCAGTATTATTATCATTAGATGCTGCAGCAAAAATACTAGGTGATATGGCAGCAACATACTTTGTATCAGTAGCAGCAATTGTAGCAGCATTCTTTGGTGCTCAAGCATTAGGTGTTAAAAAAGCGGGTGATAAATAATACTTTAATTTGACTAGGAGATATTATGGCTAAAGTAAAAATGAACTTAATTAGGTCACCACATGAACCTACACACAAAAGAACATCACAAGGTGGTAGAAAACCTAAGATGCAAACTATGAACAAACATAGAAAAGCAACATTCAAAAAATATAGAGGTCAAGGAAGATAAAATGGAGATAGATGTAGGAGGTCTTAAATTTAAGGGTGGTAAAATCTTTGTAGTATTAACAGCATTATCAACTGCTGCTGGTATTGTATGGGGTGCTGCTTTATTTTGGCAAGACTATATGGCTATGAAAGAGCAAATACAACAGTATGTTGCTCCTGATCTATCTGATTTTGACAAACGTCTAGAAGTAATCCAACAAAACTCTGAAAAAGCAGTAGACTATACAAGAGATATTAAGAATGATTTGAAAGCTGACATTCGAAAACTTGAAGATGTAGTTGAGACTGTTGAGAGATCCACAAAGGAAGCTCAGCGTGATATGGATAAAGATTTAAGGGAACTACGTAAAGAAGTAGATATGAAGATTAAAAAGGCCCTTGATAACCCATTAGCTGGGATGAATGCCTCATCTAATTAAATAAATCGCGGTTTTTTTCGTTTATTTTACACTTTTTAACGAAAATTGTTTACATTAAATACGTTTTATGGTATAATGTATTTAATTGGTAAAAGGAGAGAACCGTGAAAAAATTAACAAAACTAGATTCAATCGTATTAAGATCCCGTGCAGATATTTCTATAAATCAATTAGAAGTTGCAATGGACGCATTAAGAAGTGTATCAAAATTTTTAAGTCGACCAAGACATGGTTGTGATTCTGATGGTAATATAGATCACAATATGAAGGCTGACTTTAGATTCTGTGACTTAGAACATGCTTTTGATGTTGCCGCTGACACAATAGAGAGTGTGCAAACAAAATTAAATACAACTTTAAAAAATTTCAAATAAAGTGTTTACATTAATTCATTTACGTGATATAATGTATTTAAAGGTTGATAAAAAGAGGGATAAATTATGAGTTTTAGTGCAAAAGAATCATTAAAGTTTTACAAACAATATAGTTACGATCAATTAGTAACTACATTATCCGACTATCATAAAGACATTTATGGTTTCCGTCTTGGTATGAATGGACAACCATTAAAAGAAATTCTAAGACAATTATTATTCTTAGATAAGTATACCGCAGATCCACGTAACCGTGCTGAATTAGAGGCAAATGGTTGGATCTTTGATGATCAAAATCTGACAACAGATGAAGTTTATCTAACATCGGATGAGCAATTTGCAAAATTAAATGCAAATGATCCTCATTTATTTGGCCCCGGCTTTGGTGAGGAAGGTGGGCCTGTAGGAATTGAAGGATAAGTTCTGCGCCACTTAATAAAATATATGCGGACATATCCGGTATTGCTTCCGCGGGTCAGACTCGACGGAGTTGTGCAGAACTTGCTAAACATAGGTAGCATAAGTCCTATGGACAGAGAGGACTGGAATCGAGACAAACGATACGCAAATGAGCCTTAGACGAACTGGCGGTTTAGGTAAGGAACCTCAAAACGAGCGCAGGAGGAATAAGCCAATCTTTCCGCCCTGCAGTGCTTGCAGGAATACGATTGGCATTCATTATGGAGTATTTTATGGAGAACTATGAGAACATTGATTTTACTACGGACACTTTTAAAACACAACTTAAAGAGGCCCTACAAAGGAATGAAGTCGGCATTACTTTTACCAAAAGGGACGGATCTGAGAGAACAATGCAGTGCACACTCTCAACTTCCAGAATTCCCGGAGAACAATTACCGAAAGGAGGAGATACCAGCACTTCTTCTACCCAAGCGCAAGCCGTCTTCGACATCGAAAACCAAGGTTGGAGATCATTCCGATGGGATTCAATCAAATCAGTAACCTTTCCATCTAAATTTTAAGGATATATTATGCAACTACTTGAACAAGACAAAAAAACAATCAACGACGCAATTAAAGAAGCATCAAATTCTCTAGTTAGAATAGATGCTGAACGTGATCTTATTAAAAATATTGTAGAAGATCTTAATAATAATTTTAAAATTAATAAAAAGACTCTTACAAAAATGATCAAAACATATCACAAACAAAACTTCCAAGATGAAGTAGCATCAAATGATGAGTTTGAAATACTATATAAAACGGTTGTTTCTTAAAAATCAATTTACATTAATTAATAATCGTGTTATAATGTCTATATTATTAGGGAGCAAATAATTATGGCTAAATCAAAGACAGAAAAATATAAGGCAATTGCCGCCAAGTTATCTGGTGGGCCAGAGCCAAGAGTGACTGCAGATAATTACAAGACTGAGCTTATGGTAGCACTATGTTATTATAATGCTCATGTTGATGATAAAACTCTTGCAAAAAGATTCATTGACTATGTTAAAAAACAAGATAAAACTCTTGTGTCAACTCTATCAAAGGCACCTACTTATGAACTTACATCAGTAGGTAAACTTGTATCAATACTTAATAATGGTGGTTTTCTTCGTGATGACCATAAACAATCCATTGACATTAAAGCAAAAGAATTATTCAACAAATATTCCCAGGTTACGAAGGTAGATGCTACTGATGATGCCAAACCCAAGCGGAATGCTCCCGTTATATCGATTGAACAAAGAATCATCGATGCCGCTAGGGCTATAAGTGAGGATATTGATTATGCCATTGATGGCTTTCTCAATACCAAGGCGTCTACCTTCTCCACTAAATCATTCCTCTTACAAAAATCTGTAAGTGGAGCAGTTGCAAAACATATTGCAAAATATTATGAGGCACCATTAAATGAGGCAAAGGAAGCACTTGAAGGTAAATGTGAACAATTGGCTGAAGGCTACTCGTTCTTTACTAAATCGGAACTTAAAAAGTTTATTGGATTTTTGGAAAGTATTGTAAATGATTGCAAACAACATGCAGTCACTGCCAAAAAACCAAGAATACAACGTGCTAAACCACCAGGTGTTATTGTTAAAAAATTAAAATATAAGGTAAAAGATGATGAATTGGATCTCAGATCCGTTGATCCTGCTACAATTGTAGGTGCAGATGTGGTCTATATCTATAATACTAAAACAAGAAAATTATTTAGATATGAAAGTGACCATGGTGCACTCTCGGTAAAAGGTACAACCATTATTAATTATTCTGTATCTACATCTGATGTAAAAATGTTAAGAAAACCAGAGGTCTTTTTCAAAGGACTTAAAATTGGTAAACGTGAAATGAATAAACAATACAATGATTTAAAAACTAAACCAAGTGCCGTGAATGGTAGAGTCAATGATGATTGTATCATACTAGGTGCATTCGAATGATTATATTAGACTACTCACAAATTGCATTAAGTAATATATTACCATTCCAAAATGATATTAAAAGAAATACTGAGGAACAAAATATAGACTTAATTAGACATGCAACACTCTCTACAATTAAATCATATAAAAAGAAATATGGACAAGAATATGGTGAAGTGATTATTGCATGTGATGGTAGAGAATACTGGCGCAAAGATGCATTTCCTAATTATAAGGCAATGCGTAAAGTAAACAGAGATAAATCTGATCTAGATTGGAAATTTATCTTTAATACATTATCTGAAATAAGGGAGGACCTTAAACAACACTTTCCATATAAAGTACTTCATGTGGATAAAGCAGAGGCAGATGATGTGATTGCTGTTTTGGTTAAATATTCCCAGGAACATGAATTAATACAGGAAGGTTTATTTGCAGAACCACAAAAGGTATTGATTGTATCCTCGGACAAAGACTTTATACAATTACAAAAGAATAAAAATGTAAGACAATGGTCTCCAATGCAAAAGAAATATGTAGAGGCCAGTCAAAAAGATATTGATGAATATATTACAACACATATTGTTAAAGGTGATAGTGGTGATGGTGTGCCTAATATCCTTAGTAAAGATGATGTATTCATTAACCAGGAACGACAAAAACCTTTTTCCAAAAAACGAATTATGGAATTTATGGAAAAAGGAATTGATGCTTGTCGCAATGAAGAGGAAAAAAGAAATTACCAACGGAATATAATGTTGGTTAATTTTGACTATATTCCTAAGCAGGTTCATAGTACTATTGTTGAAGCTTATGAGGCAACCAAACCACAAGGTGATAAAATGAAAGTAATGGACTATTTAATTAAACATAAATGTCGATTATTACTCGATGATATAGAGGAATTCTAATGGCAAAATATATTACAGAAATACTAGAGGATATTAATAACGATCCTAAGACTATTGATGAATATAAGAATAATAATCCACTAAAATTATTATTTGAATATGCATTTATACCAGAAAAGAAATTTATATTACCTGAAGGTAACCCACCATTTAAAGAAGATGCTGCTCCAATTGGTATGAGTAGTGCAAATCTTTCGATGGAAATAAAAAAACTTTATATTTTTTGTAGAGAAGATATAAAACCTATAAGACGTGAATCACTATTCATTGACCTACTAGAAAATGTCCATCCGTCCGAAGCACAACTTCTTTTGGCAGTTAAAGAACAAAAATTAAATAAACTTTATAAAAAAATTACAAGGAAGTTAGTTGAAGATGCTGGATTTATTCCAAAAACTGAAAAATAAATTTACTTTAATTAATTGGTTTGATATAATAATATTTT